CACCGGTTCTGCGTCATCGTCTGCCATCGAAGATTCGGCAAGACGGTGTTAGGCGTGAATCACCTCGTGCGCGGTGCCCTGACGACGACGAAGGCGCGGCCGCGGTTCGGCTACATCGGCCCGACGTATACGCAGTCGAAAGCGGTCTGCTGGGACTACGCGCAGCATTACAGCCAGGTCATCCCAGGCGTGAAGGTGAATCAGTCGGAGCTCCGCATCGACTATCCCAACGAGGGACAGGTCAGACTCTACGGCGCCGACAATCCCGACAGCTTGCGCGGCCTCTACTTCGATGGGGTGGCACTTGACGAGTATGGCATGCACCCGCCCAAGACCTTCACGGAAGTCATCGGCCCGACGCTGGTAGACCGTGGCGGCTGGGGCCTGTTCATGGGCACCCCGAACGGCAAGAACCAGTTCTATGACATCGTGCAGAACGCGAAGGCGCGTATGGCCGCTGGCGACACCGATTGGTGGTTTGCTGAATATAAGGCCAGCCGCACGGGCCTGCTCGATCCGGGGTATCTCAAGTCGGCCAAGTCCATCATGACGGCCGACGAGTATCAACAGGAGTTTGAGTGCTCATTCGAGGCCAGCGTGAAGGGAGCCATCTATGCCGCAGAACTCCAGCAAGCCATCAGCGACCAGCGTGTTACACGTGTTCCCGTGGACCCCACCTTGCCCGTCGATACCTATTGGGACTTGGGGGTGGGGGACAACACAGCTATCTGGTTCGCCCAATCGCTTAGATCGGGTGAAGTCCGACTCGTTGACTACTATGAATCCTCCGGGCAAGGACTCCCCTACTACGTCCAAGTCCTAAAAGAACGCGGCTACAGCTATGGCATGCACTGGGCACCGCATGACATCCAAGTGCGAGAGTTCGCGTCTGGCCGGTCACGCTTAGAGGCCGCGGCAGGCTTAGGTATCAAGTTCTCGGTCGCCCCTGACGTGCCGCTCGAGGACGGTATTCACGCGGCCCGGATGCTGTTCCCCCGCTGTTACTTCGATGAGGTCAAGACGAGTAAGGGCCGGGAAGCCTTGCAGCACTATCGGCGGGACTACAACACGCGGATTAACGAGTTCAAGGCCGTGCCGGTGCATGACTGGTCGAGTCATTGCGCCGATGCGTTCCGGTATCTGGCGGTGAGCCAGTCTGTGCCGGCTGAGAAGCGGCAACAGCACGCGCCGCCGCCGATTACGGGCCAGTGGTGGTAAGATAGCGCCGCCCATGCCTGCGAAGTCCAAAGCGCAGCAACATCTAATGGCCGCGGCCGAACACGGCGCGTCGTTCCCGATGGCGCGTAAGTTGGCCGGGTCGATGACGCTCAAGCAGATGTCCGACTACGCGTCTACGCCTACAAAGAAGCTCCCCATGCACGTCAAGCCTAAGCGATGAAATGCGCTGTTTGTCATGATGAATGCCAACGGCAGCGGTTGCCATCTGGCGACCCTATCTGCACGGCCTGTATCCGCTGGGTGGTTTCGTCTCTATGCGCGTTGGTATCCCCGGGAGACCCTCGCAGTGTGGAAAAGATTAGGCGCGTGACGCATGGCTAAGCCTGACAGCCTGCACGCCACGGCGCTGGCGCAGTTCAAGTTCATCGCCGAAACGGAGACCAAGCAGCGCGAGCGCGAGCTTGAGGCGTTGCGCTTCCAAGCCGGCGACCAGTGGACGGCCGACGCCAAGACGGCGCGGGCTGGATTGCCCGCGAATGCCGGGTCAGGCTCCCCAGCCGTTCCGGCGCGCCCCATGTTGACCATGAGGACGCTCGACCAGCCGATTGCCCAAGTCGTCAACCAGGAGCACGATGCCGACCTTGCCATCACCATCACGGCGCGGGACGGGAAAGCGAACAAAGACACGGCGGATGTTATCGCTGGACTTGTCCGGGCCATTCAGACTGATAGCCACGCCGATGATGTCTATTCCTGGGGCTTCCAGAGGATGGTGGGCTGTGGACGCGGATATTGGCGGGTTAACAAGGCTTACGCGAACGAGCGAGCCGGGCTTGACCAAGTGGTGCGGATTGAGCCTATTGAAAACGGCTTTAGCGTCTATCTAGACCCCTTCCCAAAGTGGCAGGCGAATGGCGGCTTTTGGGAGCACGATTACGGCTTTATCACAGCCGACATGCCCGAGGCTGACTATAAGCAAGAGTTTGGAGAGTCGGCACTCGCGAAAGCCTCCGATGCCGAAATGCTCGCGGCGCTCGGCGACGACATTAAGCATTGGGTCACGGATGGCGATGCCGGCAAGACGTATCGAGTGGCTGAATATTGGTATGCCGTCTATACCAAGAGCAAGAGCCAGGACGGCAAGCGCGACATTGACCTACGTTCTATTCGATGGGCCAAGATGAACGGGATGGAGTGGCTTGACCCATCGCAGGACTGGGACGGCCATTTCCTGCCCATCATCGAAGACAGCGGGAACAAATACAACGTCGGCGGCGAGACCATCATCGAGGGCATGGTGCAGCCCGCCATCAGCCCGTGCCGGATGCTGAACTATATGGTCAGCGCCGCGGCTGAGAAAATCGGATTGGCGTCCGTCTCACCGTGGTTAGCGGTGGCTGGGCAGTTACAGGGCTATGAGGCGTGGTGGAATCAGGCGAACACGCGCAATTTCCCGTATCTCGAATATAACGCCCTGACGTCGGCCACTGGTCCACAACTCCTGCCGCCTCCGACCCGGAACAATGACGAACCCGCGATTCAGTCGTTCGCGGAGATGATTAGCCTGTTTACGAACTTCATCCGGTCTACCACGGGCGTGCCGGATGCCGCGCTGGGGCATGTCAATCCGAACGACCGCAGCGGGAAGGCTATCGAAGAACTGAAGCAAGCCTCACAGCAGGGCACGAGCGGATGGTTGACGAATCATGCTCGAGCGGTGCGTCAGACCGGGATTGTGATTATCGACCTCCTGCCGGCCGTCTATGACACGCCGGGCCGGGTGGAGCGCATCATCGGCAAGGACGGCTCAGAAGATTGGGTGATGCTGAATAAGCCGTTTGTGCCTCCCCAGCAAGGCCAGATGCCGCAAGCGGCCCTGCCCGGTCAGCAGCCGACGCCGGAGCAGCCCATCACGGCGCACATGCTGGCTGAAGGCCAATACGGCGTGATTGTGAACGTTGGGAAGTCGCAGCCGACGCTGAAGGCCGAGACCTTCGCGGGCATGAATGCCTTGGCACAGGCCGCGCCGGAGCTGGTGCCTCGGTTTGCGGACCTCTGGGTTAAGTCGATGGACATTCCCGAGGCCGATGCCATTGCGGCTCGTATTGCGCCTCCTGGGACTGGGGACGACGCGAATCCGCAGCAGATGCAGGCCAAGATTCAGCAGTTAACGCAGGCCTTGCAAGAAGCCCAGAAGATGGCCGATGACAATCAGGCCAAGATTACGATTGCCCAAGGCAAGGCGCAGGCGGATATGCAGATGTCGCAGCAGGACGCGCAGATCAAGGCGCAGTCGCAGCAGGCGTCGGATCAGGTCAAGATTCAGGTGGCGGGGATTCAGGCCGAGACGCAGATTGCAGTGGCGGAAATCAAGGCCGGCATGGATCAGTTGAAGACGCAGGTCGAGATGGTCGCCAAGCTCATCGGGTTGGAGCACGAACAGCGCATGTTAGCGCGTGAGCATGGGCTGGATGCGGCCAAGACGCTCCACGCCGCGGCGGTTGGGCAGGAGAACGAGGCGACCGATCATCTCAGGCAGATGCAGCGGGCGAGTCAGGCGCATGACCAGTCCTTAGAGTTGGCGCAGACGCCGCCCCCGGAAGACCCCAATAAGCAGGTTGATAATGGGTGAAGCGCGTCGCCGTCAACAGCCGCATGGGTTTCAACCGAATCCGACCACGAAGGCGTGGACGGGCCAGCGGCATGTGCTCGCGTTGATTGACCGGCGCATCGACAAGGACGAATCAGGCGAACTCGTGATGTCCGACCACAGCGCCAAGCCCGGCCGGTATGCGTCTGCGAACCTTCGCACGCTCTATCACTGGGATGGCACGATGCTGCGCCGTCTTGACAGACAGACACTCACGCCGCACAATAAGGCCCACTTGTGAGCCTCACTCTGACTGTTCCATTTGCGAATATGGATGAGACGCGACAGGCGCTGAACGAAGCGCAGCCTGCTCAATGGTGCGACCGCTGCCAGTCGGTTCATCCGGCCCGTGCGGCTGGAGGCTATGACCGCATGATTTCGGCGTCAGCGAAGAACCTCGCAGATGCGATTGACGCGGCGGCTTTGGAGCAGTTCAAAAGGGCGCATTCGTGAGCAGCCCGATTATCTCGGTCACGGAAGGCCGCGTCACCGTCACGGCCAACGACACGGAAGACAATATCCGCGATGCGGCTGGGTTTACCTCAGACCTCGAGCCTGAGACGCCTGAGCCTGCCGAGACGACGACTGAAACGGCCGTGGCGGCGTCTGACCGCAATCCTGACGGGACATTCAAGGCCAAGCCCGTCGCTGAGCCTGAGCCCGCCAAGCCCGTCACAGAGGGCAATCCGCGCAAGTCGTTCCAAGCGAAGATTGACCTGCTCACACGCCAGCGTGAAGACGCGGCCCGTGAGCGTGACGCCGAGCGTGAAGCGTTGCGGCAGGCCCGGGAAGAACTCGAACGGTATAAACAGCCAGGCGCCCAGCAGCCTCCCCAGCCTGCTGCGCCGGCCGCGAACCGCTATGTGGCCGACGTCCAGCGTTACGCGGCCATGCCCGACGCGCCGAAGTTCGATGACTTCGTGACGGCCGGCCTCGAGGACCCGTATTCTGTCCATCGGGATGCGATGGCGCTGTTTATCGCGGAGAAGCGCCTCGAGGAACGGGCGCAGCAGCAGGCGCACGAGGCGCAGGTGCGCGGCCAGAATGAAGCCATCGGCGCCGCGTTCGAGGTCGCCCGTGAGCGGCACCCAGATATTGCAGACTTGTTGAATACGCCAGCGGTG